TATATATATTGACTGTAAATGAAATTAGCAAGGAGCAAAATGTTAGTAGATAAGAATGAGAATATTATAATACCAAGCTGGTTAATTGAATTGTTTGATAATTATGACAGACAATCACTTGGCTATAGAAGTAGTGTTGAAAATCACAGACAATCTTTATTAGAAGATGCCGAATCTTTAATAGAATTAGTTGAACATAACTTTACAGGGTTTAGTATTGATTACGATATTACACCTGAAGTTTTAGTTGATAATTTTCTAACCGGAACTTTGTATTTAGACGAGGTAGGTTAAGTTTTAATTTGTAGTATTGAACCGAGCCTTATAAAATCCTAGATTTAATTCGGGGTTAGGCTGAACTGGGATATGTGGACACCGGAAACCTGTCTTGCTACAAATAAAATCCTAGAGTTGGTTTGGGTTAAGCTACCCTCACTGTATCACTAGGCTTACTACCTGCTAGGAAGAGTAGGTATGGTTTGCCAGTTCCATATTCAAGACTGGCACTCAATGGGAGTTGTATATCCAATTTGAGTATAAATAAATACAAAGGTGATATATCAGTTTTGTAGTTCTGTAAAAACTACCACGTTATTTAAGGAGGTAACAATGAGTAATGAAATCAACGATGAGATAATGGAACAGGTCAGAGACAGGGTGTCAGAAGTCTGGCAACTTCCTAGTAGACCGGACTTAGAACAAGACTGCATAGAGTATGTGTACACCGAGTATCTTAATTACGAGTGGAGCATGACCTATTTAGTTATTAAATTCCTATCCAAACATTGCAGTCAAGCCGTGTCCAGCCAAGACTTAAAGCACATGGCGGGAGAGCAAAGATGAAAGTTAAAGTACAAGAATATGTGCAAACAGTATATGAATTGCCTGATGATTATTTTGATAAGTTAATAAATGATAATGGGGGAGGTTACACAATAGAAGATATGTCTGATTGTGAAATAGCATATGAGTTTAAAACAAAGGGTAAAGAAATTTTTCAAGATAGCTCATATGACGAAGACCCCATATCATGGGATACAAGGGGGTATGAAGATGTTGAATGAAGAAACAATAGACTACGGTTACGGGTACACGAGCACTAATTCTATAGCAATCATCTGGTCAATTGAAGATGTCAAAGAAGTTAGACCAGACTTGAATGATGAAGAGTGTATGGATGTATTAAGTTTTGTACATAAAAAACACGATGCAACCATTGGAGTGAGCTGGGAAACATTAGAGATTCACTCTGCATATTTATTTCCAAAAGATGAATTACAATAAAGAATTAAACAATGGAGAGGCGTGGACATCAGCCGATAAATGGTTATCTAAAAGAGGGTATCATGGCGAAGGTTCTTTGGATTCAAAATGGGAACTTTTAACATCACAAAAAAGTATGCACAAATATTTTACATATCAGACATTTATATGGCGTACAAAAAAGCATGGAAAAAATTTAGTTGTTGCCTGTGTAGAAAGCAAAATAATTTTAACTATTTTACGCTTAGATGATTGGGAAGGCTTAGAATATGATAACCTATAAAGAAAAAAAAGTAACACCTAAGACACTAGCTAAACACGTAGTCGCTGAAGCTTTACGCAAAGTCTTTGACAAGCCGGAAGATTACATTAACGACAAAACATTAAACGCAATGACAGTGCGGGAACAAGAGCAAGTATTTAATCAGCTAAGTTTATGGGAAGATAGACTTCATAAAACTTTAGGTGTAAAGTTAAAGAATTTTATTAGCAAAACAAATTACGAGGTAGGTATTTAATGGTAGAGATAATTTTTTTATTGGGAGGCTTAATTAGTTTGTTTGCTTCTTTCTTTTTATACAGCACGTTGCTAGAGAAAGGAAAGATTAAGCCGCACATACCTCCACGCTATACGAACAGAGATACCAGAAAGCGAGGAAACTTTTGGGATGCAGAAACTCAAATGTTTTACAAGTGGCACCAGATAGAAGAACTTAAAAAAATTAGAAGGGTTAAAAAATGACACAGTATCTCAATGAAATTTTAGCAGGCAAGGAACGGCTGAGTGAAGAAGAACTTGACAAACTTCCCACATCTTTGTATCGGCACAAGACTAAAGACGAGGACTATTGGTTGACAAGGTTTGCTAGTGGTAGAGAGGTTAAACAATTCGCTGACAAGCGTAGGAAAGACGAGGTAACTTATGGATAATTTTTATCTTACAGTTACTGCCGGATTACTCTGGGTGTTTTTAATTAGTATGTCTTTTCAACTTCTTATAGCTGAAGAAAAACCAATGCGTGTAAAACATTATGAGGTATGTAGGGATAAACTTTTTACCCTCTATCCATACGAAGTAAATCAAACTGAATGGCGTTCATGTATGGAGGTAGGACATGGCAAAGACTAAAACATTAAAGGCTTACATCTCTGCTACTAAAGGCAAAGGTAAGAAGACCAGTCAGGGCGGAGGTAACGTTAGCACCTCAACCATGAACAAGAATCAGAAAGCTAACTATAAAAAATATCGAGGGCAAGGAAAATGATAACGAAAAAAATGACAACGCTTAAAGTTGAACAAAGAGATGTTGATTTAATTCTCAGGTGTTGTAATGATATGAAATGGGCAATCAATAGTATGTTTGAGACTGGTAACATGACAGTAGCAGAACTACACAATGTAGACGATATGTTTATAAACATTAAAAGTTTGTTAAACATTGAAGATGACGGTGTATACCCTAACAATTATTACATAAAAGATAAATAATATGGTATCAAATCTATCACACATTGCTTATTCTTACGTAGACGAATTACAATACATTGAGCTGTGTAAATTTTTATATAAAGAACAACGGAGAAAACATATGACGCAACATATCTTATATGACAATCATGGGCGAGAGCCGGTATCAGAGCTGCTTACTCGGGAGGAATACCGAGCCTTTACAGACTATGTCAATGCTAACTATGATGATTTCTATGGCTGTAAGATTGGGTACGAGGTCAATGTGATTGGTGAAAACTTTGAAGTTAAATTAACAAGTAATGATTTTGTAAATTTAAAAGATATTTTACTTGACATTAGAAAATAATTAACTATAATTAATATAGTAAATCAATTCATTAGGAGATTATATGGATTTAAAAGTAGAAAGAAATGAAGACGGTAAGATTAAAAAGTATGTCATGGAAGGCACACTTATCTATGCGTCTATAAATATACCCAACACTAAATTTGTACCTGACGGGATTTGGGAAACATATTTTATACCGGACGATGCAGAAGAATTAGAAACTGCTCGGACTATGGGAGTTAAAATAAAAGGCTGGGAAGATAAAGAAATTCCCGAGGCTGTTTATTTAAAACGTTACACCTCTTTTAAGAGTGGTAAAAAGAATGACCCGCCTCACGTTAAAGATGCTGACGGGCAACCGTTCGCATGGATTGATGCGGATTCAGGTAGAGAGATTACTGTAGGTAACGGTACTCGTGCACGGATACAGTATCATTACTGGCAACTGACTAATGGTTATGGTACTTACAACTACTATATTTTAGACGGTGTACGCATACTAGACCTTGTTGAAAGACAAGAGATAGAAGATTCTAACTCTGATTTTTAAGGAGTATTTATGATTATAACTATTACGAATGAAGATGTAGTTACTAACTTTGATGTTAATAACATTAGTGATGATGCTGTAAAGCAAGAAGCTACTGTTGTTGTACAGAAGGTTGGTAACCTACAGATAATTATTGAAGCTTTAGACTTTGCAAGTCGTACTCACCGAGCTAACTTAGAAGAGTTACTCAAGAGTAGAGATGAAGCTATCGTTGAACCTGAAGAGGTGGCGGCTGAGTCGGAAGAAGCATCGGAGGAAGATTTGAATAGTTAAATTAAATTCGTAAGACGGGAGGGTCTTACTTTTATCAAGGCTATTAAGCTGGCACAATATCGCACCTCCTTGCATTTGCCACATAGTTTAATAGCCTACTTGTCAAGGAGGACAAATGGCTTTTATTGAATATCATTTACCGTGCGAAGAGTGTGGTAGCAGTGATGCTGTATCACTAAATGAAGACGGGTCTGGCTACTGCTTTAGTTGTAGCGGCTATTTTAAAAATTATAAGGAGGAACCAACCATGAAACTTGTTTCACATCAATCATCAAACAATCTACAATCACCTAACAATGAGCACGGTGCAGTTTACGGAGCATTAACTGACCGTAAAATATCTAAAGACACCGCTCAGAAATATGGTGTCAAGGTAGTACACGATAGTGCGGGGAATGTTATCCAACATCTCTACCCTCTATTTAATCTTAACGAACAGGCGGCTCTTAAAATTAGATATGTTAAGGATAAGAACTTTAGCTTTAGAGGAACCCCTGAAGGTACCGGACTATTTGGTGAGCAGTTATTTAAGGGCGGTAAATACATTACCATAACAGAGGGTGAGTGCGATGCAATGGCAGGGTTTGAACTGTTTGGTTCTAAGTATGATGTTGTTTCTATTAAACGAGGCTGTCAAGGGGCAGTCAAAGATGTTAAAGAAAGTTTAGAATTCTTAGAGCAATACGAAAATATTATTATTTGTTTTGATAATGATAAGGCTGGCAAAGAAGCTTCTCAAAAAGTTGCTCAGTTATTTTCTCCTAGTAAATCTAAAATCATGACGTTACCTAACGGGTTCAAAGACGCTAATGAAATGCTTAAAGAAAATAAACACGCTCAGTTTGTTAAAGCTTTTTGGGACGCTAAAACTTACACGCCTTCCGGTGTTATAAATGTTTCAGATAAGAGAGAAGAGTTTCATAAGAGAGAAAAGAAACCTAGCATTCCTTATCCATGGGAAGGTCTTAATGACAAACTAGTAGGCTTACGTGGTGGAGAGCTTGTTACCTTAACAGGCGGTACAGGACTAGGAAAGTCTAGTGTTACTAGAGAACTCGAACATCATCTCATTAAAAACACGACAGATAATATAGGTGTCATTGCTTTAGAAGAAGACTGGAGACGTACCATTGACGGCATACTTTCTATTGAAGCTAACAACAGACTATACATTGACCACATTCGAGAAGAGTATTCTCCGGAACAACTAGATAAATTCTTTGACATACTATATGACGGTGAGAATAAAAATAGAGTGTGGGTTCATGCTCACTTCGGGACGAATGATATTGAGGAAATCTTTTCTAAGATTAGGTTTATGATTATTGGTTGTGAATGTAAGTGGGTAGTCTTAGACCACCTACATATGCTAGTCAGTGCTGTACATGACGGGGATGAGAGACGAGCTATTGATAGTATCATGTCCCGTCTTAGAAGTATTGTTGAAGAGACAGGCGTAGGTATGATATTGGTTTCTCATTTACGTAGAGTCGAAGGTAACAAGGGGCATGAGAACGGTGTCGAGGTTGGGTTATCACATTTACGCGGCTCTCAAAGTATTGCTCAGTTATCAGATTGTGTTATTGCTTTGGAAAGAAACCAGCAATCAGACAGTGCTTCCGAGTCTAACACCACCAAGATAAGAGTTTTAAAATCAAGGTACACCGGAGAAGTAGGGACTGCAACACGGTTGCTATACGATAGAGAAACTGGTAGACTTAATGAAGTCATAGGCGAAGAAGACACGGAAACTAACGATGACTTTTAATTATGAAACTAATATTTGATATAGAGACAGACGGACTTGACGCTACTAAGATTTGGTGTATCGTTTGTCAAGATATTGAATCTTCAAAGATATATAAATTTCCCCCTGATAAATTAAACGAAGGTGTTAGATTCCTAGAGTCAGCATCTTGTTTAATTGGTCATAACATAATGGGATTTGATATCCCTGTGTTAGAAAAACTAACCGATATTAATCTTGAGAATATAAATTTTATTGATACGCTTATTCTTTCAAGGTTATTTAATCCTGTTAGAGAAGCCGGACATAGCTTAGATGTTTGGGGTAAGAAACTTCAATACCCTAAGTTAGATTTTAAAGAGTTTGAAGAATACACTTCAGAGATGTTGACATACTGTGTTAATGATGTGCGTTTAAATGGTGTGGTCTATGATTACTTATTAAAAGAAGGTCGTGAATTTTCTAAAGATAGTATTGACTTAGAGCATTCTGTTTTTAAAATTACAAAACAACAAGAACTTAACGGTTTTAAATTCAATCATATTGAGGCAAGTATCTTTGTAGCTTCTTTGAGAGAACAGGTTACAGTGTTAGAAGATGAAGTTCATTCAACCTTTAAACCAAAACTAGTAGATGTTAAACGTGTTATTCCTAAGCTAAAAAAAGACGGTATGCTATCTAAACAGGGACTCACTGCTTCTGAGTATATTAAAAGAAAAGTTGCAAAAGATACTAGACCTTTTATGAGACAGGAACTAAAAGATTTTAATCTAAGTTCTCGTCAACAGATAGGTGCTTACTTAAAAGATTTTGGCTGGGAGCCTACAAAATTTACCCCAACAGGACAGCCTATTGTAGATGAAGGAAGTCTTTCTAAGATTGATAACATCCCTGAAGCTAAACTAATACTGGAATACTTATTACTTCAGAAAAGAATTGTTCAAACTGAAAGTTGGATTTCAAGTTTAAAAGAAGACGGGAGAGTTCATGGGTATGTTATACCTAACGGTACTATTACTGGACGCATGACTCATCGCAACCCTAACATGGCTCAAGTTCCCAGCGTCTCTTCTCCTTACGGAAAAGAGTGTCGAAGTTTTTGGGAAGTTGAAACAGGTTATAAACTAGTAGGTGTAGACGCAAGCCAGCTAGAGTTAAGATTACTTGCTCACTATATGAATGATGAGGATTACATTTATGAAATTACAAAAGGAGATATTCACACGTACAACCAAAAGCTTGCTGGACTTAAATCAAGAGATGAGGCAAAGGTATTCATCTATGCCCTCTGCTACGGTGCCGGAAATGAAAAGATTGGACAAATTGTTGGGGGAAATAAAACGAGAGGCGGACAACTTAGAAAACGCTTTTTTGGTAGTAACCCAGCATTTGCATCTCTTACAACAAAGGTGCAAAGAGCTGCTAGAAAAAAATACTTCAAAGGAATAGACGGTAGAAAATTATTTGTTAGAAGCGAACACTCTGCTTTGAATACTTTGATTCAAGGAGCCGGTGCTATTGTTATGAAGAAGGCACTAATTATTTTAGACGATGTATTAAAATTAAATACAGTTGATTATAAGTTTGTTGCTAACATACATGATGAGTGGCAGATAGAAGTAAAAGAATCTCAAGCTGATTTTGTTGGTGAGGTTGCAGTTAAAAGTATTATACAAGCAGGTGAAGAATTTAATCTTCGTTGTCCTATGGACGGTGAATACAAGATAGGAGACAACTGGAGTGAGACTCATTAATAAAGGCAATACAATTAAAAAATGCACCGTTTGTTTTACTGATTTAACTATCAAAGAAGTAGGTTCAGACATGGGAAGTTGTTATGTCTCAAATT